AGCGCGCACCTCGCCGCTGTAACAGCGAATTTCTCGTTCTCTCATCTTGAGTGTTCTCCTGGGTTGTTGATTTGGCTGGCTTGGAGGCGTTGACGCTGACGAGCATTTCATCGAGACCGTCTTTCGGGTTCATATCCTCAAACGCGCGCGCCTCGTTGCGGCTCATCCAGCCATCAGTGATGGCGTAGTGATAGAACTCCGCGCGCTCTTTTGCGGTACCGCGCAGCAGACCGGCCAGGTTAAAGCGCACGTAGTACCCGGCGGCCCGTTCGGCGCGGGTAAATAACCGACGATTGAGCTCCTGCTCCCAGTTCGTTACCCACGGCATCATCGTGTAACGGACAAACTGAATCGCCTGTTCGGAGATATTGGAGAAGGTGGCTTTTTCGAGGTCGTTGATCATGTGCGCCGGCACGTTGAAAATTCCGGCAATCATTGAGCGGTTAAGCTTCATCATGTCGATGAGCTGGGCATCAACCGGGGATACCGTTAGCGCTTTATAATCAAGGTCGGCCGGAAGCAGCATGGTTTTATTTTCCTTGCTTCGGAGCATCGCTGTTGCCTTTTGCCACTGATCTTTCAGCCATCCCCAACTGTCTTTATTCAGCGGACCTTTAACCGACACAATCCCTGCTGGACGAGCATTTCCGCTGAAGAAACTCTCCGTGTATTTCTGGCCGCTCATGCCCATTCCGATGGTTTCGGCGTGCTGCAGTACCGGACTGAGTCCCATTTTCTGATCGTTGCCCAGCGCCCTGACGTGGATCATGTCGTCAGGATTGATGGCGAAGGCCCCCTCTTCGTTATAAACACCGTAGGTATAGCGTCCGCCGGTGTTGAGCAGCGTTGTTTCCCAGGGCATGCACGCTTCAAGACCGGTGACTTCTCCGGTCCGGCGGTGCCGAATTACCCTCGTGTAACCATTTCCCCAGCCCAGAATGTGACGCTGTTTCAGCTCGCGCCATTTATAGCTGGTCTGCCAGGTATTCGGTTCGTCGTGAACCAGATAAAAAGCAGGATGATCGCGGGCGGTCTCAACCTTCTTTCCGGTGCGCCGCATGACGTGCAGCGGCATCTGCGCAACGTTGGACGAAATAACGTAGATACAGGCGTACACCGCAGCCAGTTTCATCGCTGTCCGGGGATTGACGATCACATCACCGTTAAAAATTCCGTCGTTCTCGGCGGCTTCAACGGTGACAGGCACGGCTGGATTTTCCAGAGAGCCGCTTCTAAAAATGGCATCAATCAGCATATTTTTATTCTCCTGGCTGCCAGCAGCGCCCACAACAGTAGGCCACTACCTCCGGCCATGAGAGCGACAGCCGTGCCAAATTTGAGGTAAACACCTCCCACCAGCGCGCCAAAGCCTGCCAGCCCGGCCACATCGATAATTAGTGATTTCACAGGATTAACAGGTCCTCATCAGGATCGAGGTTAGAAAGGAAGTCTTTCGGCTCATTCAGCATTGCGCGGCCAACACCCATCATCAGGCCAACTGCACCATCGATTTTGTTACCTGCGCCCTCTTTTACCGGGCGAACAACATCGTCACTTCCGGGTAAATACTTGCCGACCACGTTTGATATGCACCAGGTCATCAGCGGATTGCCATCGTGATGGAAGCGGCCAGCAGCGATCGCAGCCTCAATCTCTCGCATCGGGTCGCTCATGTTGGTGTAGTTCTGGGTAATGGTGACGGGCTCCAGCCCTTCATCCTGCAACATGTGAGAAAGGCCGGTTGCACCATAGGGGTCAATCGGGCTCGCCGCTATTTTCACGGTTTCACGTAATTTCAGGATCGCTTCGTAAATAAGGCGGTAATCCACTTCTGCACCGTCCGATGGAACCAGCACGCCCTGATTAACAAAGGACTGGTAACGGTCGGCGATCGTTTTCATCGCCGGGTCCGTGGCGTAGACGGTGTCTTCAGGCACCCAGAACTGAGGTGACACGCAGTAATAATGACTCACCCCGTCTATTTCGCGGCGGAACACCGGCACCACCGCGTTCAGGTCGAGTTTTGAGGCCAGGTCGATACCGAGATAACACTCTTCCCCCGAGAAATCGGACAGTTTGAGCGTTTTGTCTGCCGCGGCCATCCACTTCTGCAGGTTGTAGAATGCCGCTTTAGAGCTCACCCATTTATTAAAATGCTTGGTGAGTATTTTGTTGGTCTGGCTGGGTGTGGACATCGCCAGCAGCTGCTTGGCTCTGAGAAAATCCCCTTTAACAGAAATATCGTAATTCGGGTTGGCCTTTATCAACGCTTCTGGCTTTGTCCAGTCGTCGTCATCATCAATGGTGTAGATGATGCCGAAAATATGTTCGTTTTCATTACCCTCTCTGATGCGCTCCAGTATTTCGACCACCTGAGCGCGCTTCTCATAGCATGGCGATGCAATATCGAAACCCGCCGTGGTGATGATAAGCGTCATGGGCTGTTCCCTTGCCCCCATCCCGGTTGTCATCGTGGTATAGAGCGCGTCTGTATCGTGCTCGTGATACTCATCGATGATGGCGCAGGATGGTGAATCACCGTCGCCAGGATCACCGATAATCGGCGCGAAGAGAGATCCATCCGGGCGCGTCATCTTTTTCGCCCAGGGTTTGATGCTGAACTTCTGGCGCAGGGCCGGAAGTTTTTTCACCATCGCCAGCGCAGGCGCAAAGACTTTCCATGCCTGTTTTTCCGTCGTGGCGCCACAGTAAACCTCTGCTGAGTACTCTCCATCGGCACAAAACATGTAATTACCGACGGCTGCAGCGATTGCCGATTTGCCGTTTTTACGTGGCACCTCGATGTAAATCTCAGTGAAGCGACGAAAACCATTGTCCTTACGGACCCAGCCAAATGGCACGCCCAGCGCAAATTTCTGCCAGGGTTCAAACTCTATGCGCAGTTTCCGACGAGCCCAGTCACCGGAGGTGTGCGGCATTTTCTGGGAGAAGCGAAGGAAACGTTCTGCTTTATTTTTATCGAAGCGGTAAGGCCAGCGTGGATCTTTGGCGCGTTCCAGGTCGTCAAGATGTCGCTGACAGGCAAGAATGGTTAACCGGCAGGCCAGTATCTTCCCGTTCACGACGTCCCGCGCATACTGGTTCGCCGCATTGACGTTCGGATATGTAGCCATCAGTCAAACTCATCAAATTCATTCCCTTCATCGTCCGGATCATTTTTACCGCTGGTCATTCTTATGCGGCTGAGCGGGTCTAACCCGAGAAGTGAACCCAGACGGGCGAGCTGCGAAACGGAGTCATTACGGACATTGACTGCAGGGTGTTTTTTCTCACCCCCCATTTCACTTGATACGGTCAGGCCGTCTTTCGCGATGACTTTTTCGGCCTCAACCATCAGGTGAAACGCATTGCAGTACGCCAGGAGTAACGGCGCGTCTTCGAGATCAAAAACGCCGCGTTCGATTAAAATTTTGCTCTGCGTTTTCCAGATGCGGATCGCGATGTCGCTCATTAACTCATCCGGCGGCGCGATCCTTGTCAGTTTGCTCTTCAGGTTTGAGGGCAAATTGCGCTTACGGCCACCACCGGAAGATCGTACAGCAGTACCCATCAAAACCTCCAATTCAATAGGCGGAACCTTCCGGAAAAAAGTTTCTTATTTTGGCCGCGTAAAAATGAAACGGGGCGGGCAGTCCGGAAGGGCAAAGGCGGGAGAGATTTTACCTCCCCCCTCCCATGCAAATGACATCTATTCTCATTTGGTGATGCATCATTTGATAACAATTCTCATTTAAGCCTTTCGCGAGCTGTTTTGGCTTTATGGCAAGGCCAGCAGAGGCTCTGTAAATTCCCGTCCTCATCCGTCCCCCCATGAGCCTTAGCAACGATGTGATCGACACACTTTGCCTCCCGGACAACACCGGCACGCAAACACTCCTGACACAAACCTTTATCACGCATGATGATGCGCGGGCGGATCACATCCCACCGTGGACCGTAGCCACGCTGCTGCCGGGTCTGTCCTGGCTTGTATTGCTTCCAGCCTTCGCCCCTGTGCTCCTCGCAGTAGCCGCTGCGGTCCGTTGTGGTCTGCCTGCAGCCACGTTTGCGACACGCTTTAGGCGTTCTCGGCGGCATTGCTAACTCTCCTGAATGCATAGCTGCTGATGCCGTCACGCCCGAGCATGCTCTCAATGGTGTTGTGCTCAGCGCACATAAAACCCTGCGTACTAAACCAGCGCCGGATTCCTTCATCGGTGAAATACCAGATGTGCTCGTCCTTGCGGTAATGCCGGGACGTCAGGATGTGTTCTGCATTCCTGAAGACCGGCAGCGACACAAACACCCACTGACCAGCGCGGGCAACAGCTGTCTCTGGATCGTCGATGTGCTCCAGCGAATCCCAGAAAGTCAGCGCGGGAAAATCACCGTCAGGAAAATATGGGTCGTAAAGGTTCGCCCAGCGGCCACCGGCCTTAAGCCAGGCTATCCCTTCCGGGTTCACGTCATAGCCCCATGTCTCCGGCCGCGTCTCCACGAACTGCCCGGAACCGATCCCCACATCAAGCACTTTTCCCTGATGGTGGCGGGCCACCAGCTGGATGCGCGCTGCATTCAGCTGAATCCCCATGTTGGTCTGGGCCATCTGTCGATACTTCGCAAAGTAACTGGCATCGTATGGCCGTTCGGGTGGTACCGGGAACCGCCCTATGCCCAGCTCGGGCAGCCAGACAAGGCCGTTTTGCATTTCATTTGAGAACAATGTCATGTAGCCAGCCTTTGAACTTATCGAGGAAACCAGTGATGTGCTTACTGCAGTCGTGTTGCATGTTCCCGCACATGCAGTAATCATCGGGCTGCGCCCATCCAACTCGGGAGAGATCCATTTCTGGGTCGGTAACGATGTGCGGGGCATTGTGGGCACCGCATCCACCCTGAACGATGAAAACAGGCGTTTTGAAGCAAATAGCCGCGGGCAGCGCCCAGCCAACACCAGAAACCACGACGGCGGCATGTTCCACCAGCGCCAGCATTTCCGTCAGTGACAGTTCGCCTTTGTGCAAATAGAGATCGGCCTCCGGAAGCTCTCCCACCAGCCACTCTTGTCCCTCTTCAAGGTCAGCCAGGCTCACAACGTAAAAATGTTTACGCAGCTCCCGGGCGGCACCTGCAAGGTATTTTGGGTCAGGATTTCGCGCGGGGTTCGCCCACTCTTTCCGGACGGTGGCCGGGCGGATGACTGCAATCGGCTTATCAACCTGCACCGGCGATTCACCGAATGACGGCAGATCAAACACGCTGGCCATCTTGCCGAACTGCCAGGCCATGGCATCGATGATGGAGCCCTTACTCAGTTCGTCGGGACCATAAAATATTGTCAGAATCTCTGACGGTCGCGGCGGCTCCTTCACAAACCCCACACCTGTTTGCTCTTCGTTTCTCCGCTGCGTCCTAAGTGAAGTGTTCGAGCGAATAAAATTCACATCGAGATCGCAATAAAGCTCCGGCCAGGGTGTTCGCAGATACGCACCGGGGAACTGGCGTACAAACGCCCGCTGGTAAATAGAGTCACCAAGCCCGTACATCCCGCGAATGCAGACCTTTCGTTTTTTCATAAATTTCCTACAGAGAAAGTGCAGTCTCGAGGGACTGCCGGGGGAAGCAGGTAAGCCGCGTAAAGCGGGAACAGTTAATTATCTCGACACCACCAGCAGCAGCATGGAGGCGTGAAAATTCATCTTGCCAGCGCGCTACGCTGAATTTGTCCGGGTTGGATAACAGAGCATGGTTGCCGTGCCAGTGGGTACCGTTTCGTATTGAGCAGTCATAGCCCAGCAACAGAACGCGGCTGGCTCCAAGGTGGATCGCCAGCTCAATCGCTCTCTGCCCAGAATTAAACGAACCGGGGATTGCAGACGGTAGCCAGTTAATGCCAAAACGCCGGGCCGTGAACTCATCACCACTCCAGCGGGCCGCATTTGATGTTATGCCTGCGCCGTTTTGTTCCCACCAGCAACAGTCTGCAGCGTAAATATGCTGACAGCCTGGAACAGCAGCCCAACTATTGTTAACAGCGATAACTGGCAGATCTGAATTAATGGCGCGCAAGCAGTCGCTCGCCGTCAGCGAAGGGCCGCTGGCAATACAGATAATGGTTTGGGTCATTGTTTAAGGCGCAAAAAACCGCCCGAAGGCGGTTGAGGTATCGTAAGGTTTTTCAGTTAACAGGTGAAATGCGTGCTTTCTTGATTTCGGCTTCAACATCAAAATTGCTAAGGTCATCATTCGTAGCGATAAAGAAGTGCTTTTTATCATCTCGAATATGCTCAATGACTTTATAACTCACAACCTTATGTACGGTTGTCTCAGCTGGCTCGTCAGGAGAGTAGAACTTAGCCATTGAATGATCTTTTAATGGAACCTCAAGAATGCGCGTATGGTACTGTGTAAAAACTTCTCCGTGATGATCACCGCCAAGCACGAGATAATCGTAATATTTTTCTTCACTCATATTTAACACTCATAAAAACAGTGGAAGTTAAATATCTCATAAAACAGACTGTTAATCATTATCGCAGGCACTCAGTGGATGCCTGCTGTAATGCCATCTACTTGAGCTTACTAATCAAACTGCTTAAGGCATAGGTTGACACGTAACAAGAACCATATTCTTTAAGGTCAGTTTTTTTGAAAACGCTATATTTTGCAGTAGTGTTTGTGTGAATACGTCAATATCAAGCGGATCTGAAACATCCTGAAAGGTATAATCTTTTTCCAAAAAATTATTTTGATTATCATAAATTTCCCACACTAAAAAGAAACGCATCAGCCATACCTCATTAGACAATAGAATAATTAATATCGGCAAATCTCTACTGATCTTTAGAGGTATCTTTCTTACAGTTCGCCTGCCAAGCTTTGTTATGCGCCAGGATGTCTTTCTTTGTCTGGCGGTCCAGAACATCAATATCGCGAACCGATAGATAAATTGGCACCTAACACCAATCTTTCTGCCTAAGTAAAATCTTAATTCTTTACGCTTACGCTTGTTGATCTCTGGCTGGATGCCAGGATTTCCAAGACTCTGATGCGGAGAATGCCAACTCCAGGGAAACATCGATAAAAAGAGCATGTGAAACTGAGACTCCGGTAGCCCTCCTTGTGGGGGCTTTTTTTCGGATTGATGCGCTTCGCTTGTTAAATATTGAGTCTTTTCTAGAATTTAAAGGTGCTT